GTTGCTGCTTCTAGAGTTAAAACATATATTGGTGGTGGTACTTCTTGGCAAGCAGTTAAAACTGGTAACTTTACAGCTTCAGCTGGTCAAGGTGTATTTTGCAATACAACTTCTTCAGCATTTACAATTACACTTCCTGCAGGAACTATAGGAGATCAAGTTTCAATTATAGATTACGCGGGAACTTTTGACTCAAATAATTTAACCGTTGCTGCTAATGGTTCAGAGAAAATTCACGGTTCGACAGACGACTTAACCGTTGCAACAGAAAGAGCGGCTTTTACTTTAGCATTTACTGATAGTACACAAGGCTGGCTCCTAATAAATAATTAAGGAGAGAAATGGCTAACTATAAAGATTTACACGGTTTTGAAATTAAACACCGTTCTAGTGATCCTTCTAATCCTATTAAAGGAGAGATTTGGTATAATACTACTACTCAAACTTTAAAAGTAGCACCTCAAATAGGAGCATGGTCATCTGGCGGAAATCTGAATGCAGGTAGATGGTATTTAGCTGGTTTTGGAATTCAAACAGCTGCTATTGCAGCGGGAGGTTCTGAACCTCCAGGAACTAATAAAACAGAAGAATACAATGGATCAGGATGGACCGCTAACCCAACTTTAGGAACAACTAGATATAGTTCATTTGGAGCTGGAACAACAACTGCTGGTTTGATATCTGGAGGATATCTTTCTCCAAGTAGAAAAGATGAAACAGAAGAATATGATGGAACGTCTTGGTCAGAACAAAGTGATATGTCAGAAGGTAGATACTATGGAGGGTCAGCTGGAACTCAAACAGCTGCAGCTGCTTTTGGAGGTTCTAAAGGTGGAAGTCCTCCAGCATCCACAGCTACAGAAGAATATAATGGGTCAAGCTGGACTGCAGGGGGTGCTTTACCATCAGAGACTTTTCAAAGTGCAGGCTGTGGAACACAAACAGCAGCTTTATCTATAGGTGGAAGAACAGGACCTTCTTCAACGGCTTTAACTGGTGTAAATCTGTATGATGGTTCTAGTTGGACTGCTGGAACAGCATTGCCTGCAGGTAGAAAAACTGGTTCAGCTTCTGGTGTGCAAACAAGTGCTCTTTCTTTTGCAGGTTCTGGCGACCCAGATGGTTGTGTTGGATTTGATGGAAGTGCATGGACAAGCAATCCCAATATGGCAACTGGTAGAGCGCTTTTAGCTGGAGCTGGAGCAAGTGTAACATCTGGATTAGGTTTTGGAGGATATAATCCACCAGGAAATGCTTATAATATTACAGAAGAATTTACTAGTGTTGCTACAGTCAGATCGGTGGATACATCAACATAATGACAGATTATAAAACAATATTTGGAAAAAAGATTAAGTTTCTTACTACAGATTTAAGTAGTGCAGAAGGTGAAGGAGAAATTTTTTATAGTGACTCAGCTGGTGATTTTAAAGTAGCAATTGCTGCTGGTGCATGGTCAACTGGTTCACCTTTAAATACAGGAAGAGCACCACATGGACTTGGTATTCAAACAGCAGCGTTAGCTGTATCAGGACCTACTTCTTCACCAGCTAATGGTACACAAGTTGAAGAATATAATGGTACAGGTTGGACAGAAGTTGCAGATGTAAACACAGCAAGAAGATATATTGGAATTTCTACAAATGGTTCAACAACTGCAGCAGTCGCAGCAGGTGGTGATACAACAACAGGTTCTACTGGGCTAACAGGAGTTAGTGAAGAATATGATGGCTCATCTTGGACAGAAGGACCAGATTTAAATACATCTGGTGGAAGACTGGGTGCAGGTACACAAACTGCAGGATTAGTAATGACAGGAGGTACTGGTCCAAGCCCGTCAGCGAATACTAAAACAGAGGAATATAATGGTACTTCCTGGAGTGAAGTGAATGATTATCCAAGTCAAAAAGTATCAGATGCTGCTTCATGTGGAATACAAACAGCAGCAATGGTAGCAACTGGATTTGATGGATCAAATAGAGCATATGTAAATGAATATGATGGAACTAATTGGGCAGCTGCAACAGCGTATCCTTCAGCGAGATATGCTATGGGATTATTTGGAATTCAAACATCTGCAATAGGAGCTGGTGGAAGTGCTTCTCCAACTACATTAGCAAATTCATATGATGGAACTAGCTGGACAGCAGTTGGATCTTTAGGAACTGGAAGACAATTAGGGTTTGATGCTGCAGCTGGAGCAAATAGTACTGCAGGTCTTGTTTTTGGATCTAGTTCACGTGTTACAACTACAGAAGAATATAATTTTACAACCATGGCTATAACAGCAGCAGCTTGGGCTAGTGGTGGAACGGTACCTACTACATTGAGAAGTGGTGGTGGATCAGGAACTCAAACAGCTGGAGCAATTTTTGGTGGGAATCAATCTCCCTCTCCAGGGAATGTTGCTACTACTCTTGAATATGATGGTGCCTCTTGGACTTCTGGTGGAAATTTACCTGGAGCAGCAGCAAATAATGCAGGAACTGGAACTCAAACAGCGGCTCTTTCTGTTGGTGGAAAAAATACAGGAGTATTAGACAATACTAATGAATATGACGGATCTTCTTGGACCGATGCTGGAGATTTACCAACAGCAACGGATGGTATGGCTGCAGTAGGAACAACAAGTGCGGCCGCAGCAGCAGCTGGAACAACAACTACTGGACCAGGTGGTCCTGGAACGACAAACACATCATATAATTATGATGGTTCTTCTTGGACAGCAGGTAATGCGGCAAATACACCAGGAATTGCACGTAGAGGTTTTGGAACTTCAACAGCAGGTGTTATGGTTGGTGGTTATTCTCCACCAGCAAGTGCTTATATGGATGATACCGAGGAATATAATGGTACAAGTTGGACTTCAGTTAATGATGATATATACGCACGGTCTAGTTTTGGAGCAGCAGGAGTACTAACAGATGGTATTGCATATGGTGGTGAAGATCCAGGTTGGCCTACAGGTGTTTTAGCCACTTCTGGATATGATGGAACTCACTGGTCAACAAGACCCTCTTTAACAACTCAACATCATTCATCGGGTTATAGTGGATCAGGATCAACAACTAATTTTTATGCAGGTGGAGGACCTAGCGGAGGTACACCAGACAATGTTACAACAACGGAAGAATTTACACCAGAAACAACAGCATTAAATTTAAAAACTATAACTGATAGTTGATTTATGATATTATTAATATATAAAGTAAAAAAGGAGGATTAATATGGCACTATTTTTATATGGCGTAGCGGCAAACACTGGAAAAGGATTTTTTACTGCAGAAGACAGAAGAGCGTTTTTTCTAAGAGGTTATTCTGGGCATGATGGATCTAATTATGTGGATGTCTGGGCTATTGGAGCTAACGAAAGAGGGGCATGTTGGCTAGCTGATAGAAACGCAGCTAAAAAAACTGAAGCAGAAGCACAAGCTTTAGTTAAAGCAGCCGATGATCTTGCACGAACAGCTTGGGACAATAACAATGTTGATGATGAATCAGCAGATGATAAAGTTGCAAGAATTGGTGCAAAGCCAGGTTTCATTACGATTGTTTAAAGGAATTTTAAATGTCAACCTACAAAGAATTAAAGGGACTTAGAGTTAAGTACGTTCCTACTGATACAACTTCACCTTCGACTGCAGCAGCAGGAGATGTTTGGTATAATACGGCAGAAGGCGCATTAAAAGGATATGTGGGGATAGGTGCGTGGTCAACTAGTGTAGCTTTAACTACTGCAAGACAAGCTTGTGGTGGTGCTGGTACATTGACTGCAGGCCTTGTATTTGGTGGAACTAATGCTGATGGTACTGCTTACAATGCGCAAACCGAAGAATATAATGGCAGCGGTTGGTCAAGTGGTGGAGACCTAAACACTGCACGTCAAGATGGAGCATCCGCTGGAACGCAAACTGCAGGACTATTCGCAGGCGGTGAAGGTGGTGGTAGTGATAATGAATCTGAAGAATACAATGGCTCTACATGGTCTGAAGGAGATAATTTAAATACTGCTAGAAGAAGCTTAGGAAGTTTTGGAACGCAAACTGCTGCCATTGGAGCAGGAGGATGGGCATCTTCTAGTAATCAAGCTATTGTTGAATCTTATAATGGAACAAGTTGGAGTGAAGTTGCCAATATTAATGCTGCAAGAAGATTAGCACACTGTGGAGCTGGAACTGCTACGGCTGGCATAGTGGCTGGAGGAGGTCCTCCAGAAGTTGCCCATTCTGAAGAATGGGATGGCTCTTCGTGGACAGAGGGAAATAATTTAAACAATGCAGCTAGATCAAATGGCATGTTTGGAAGTCAGAGCGCTGCGATAAGTGTTGGAGGAGCAACACCTTCAGTTCAAAATAAAACAGAATCTTACGATGGAACGAGCTGGTCAAATACTCCAGCTACAACCGCTGCAGCTTTAAGATCTATGGCTTCTCCAAATGATACAAGCACTAATCTTTCAGGCTTTATTGCAGGAGGATATACAACTACTGCTGTTGGAACAACAGAAGAATACCATAACACATTTCAAGCAAGAACTGCTGGTGCATGGGCTAATGGTGGAAATTTAAACACTGCTAGAAGACAAACAACTGCTATTGGAACTCAAACAGCAGGTCTATGTATTAATGGTTTTACAGATGAAACTGTAGCTATAGCTGAAGAATATGATGGCACAAGTTGGACAGAATCAGGAGATACTAGCAATGCAAAAAGATTACATGCTTCCGCAGGAACACAAACAGCTGGTTTAGCATATGGGGGTGTTGGTTATTTAGTGCATAATGAATCTTATGATGGTTCAACTTGGACAGAAGTAGCTAATTTAAATGCAGGTAGATTTGGTGTATTAGGTTTTGGAACTCAAACATCTGCTTTAATGGCAGGTGGACAAGCTGATGGTGGTGCAACTATTGATGATGTTGAAGAATGGGATGGTTCATCATGGACAGAAATAGCAGATATGAATACAGCAAGATATGCAGGTAGTGGAGTAGGAACTTCTACAGCTGGACTTGTATTTGGTGGGAATGTTCCTCCTCAAACAGTAAACACTGAAACTTGGGATGGCTCTTCTTGGACAGAAGTAGCTAATTTATTTACTGCAGAAGATGCTCATGCAGGAGCTGGAACACAAACGGCTGCTTTAAGTTTTGGAGGTGCCCCTTCAGTTACCACTACTGTGGGTTGGGATGGATCAGTTTGGTCAACAAGCCCTGCTCTTGGAACAGGAGTTGGTTTTCATGGAGGATGTGGAACTTCTACATCTGCTTTATGTGCTGGTGGCGGAGCACCTAATACTGTCGTAAATACTACACAAGAATGGACAGGTGTAACAACAACTGATACCGCATCAACTATTGACTTTGATTAATTAATAAGTATATTAGAAATAACGAAAGGAATTTATGACAGATAAAAGAAATATAAAAGCGTTAATAGAAAAAGAAGCACCAAACTTAAATAATTTATTAGACCCAGAAGAGGTTAAAATATTTAAAGGTTTAACAGAAGAATTAAGAGATACTTGGACTAAAAAACAAATGTTTAGAACGGAAACTGAAATGCAGTTTTCTGTTTTAAACGATGCAAAATATCCAACAAAGGCCGCTAAATACTGGCAGTGTGTTAGAGAGCAGAATGTATTCTTAGAAAATCTAATGACCCTTTCTTTTGATTATAGAAGAGCAGAAGTTAAGCAAAAGAGATTAGAACAGAAATTAGAAAAGGAAGAAGATGAATTAAAAAAAGAATTACTACAGATAGATATAGATGAAAAAATATATTCTAAAGCAAGCATGCAGTTGGTCGCAAGAGACAGGATGAGAGAAATAAAGTTATGGTCTAATTTTAAAAAGAAATTTGATGATGGTTCATTTGATACTAAAAATGTTAATACTCACCAATTAAATTCATATCATTTAACTATGAAAAATAAGGCAGAGACTCTAACTCAGGGATCAAGTCAGCCAGAAGTATTTAATGTATTGGGTCAGTTGCAATCAATTGAAAGAATTAAAAAAGATATAGCTATCGAAAATAAAAAGAAAGACGATGCAAAACTGGAATTCAGCAAAAACTCTATCGGACAACAGGGTTAAAAAACTTTTCTTTTTAGTTGCTATACCAAGGTCAGGAAATACCTTGTTTACATCTATCATGAATCAAAACCCTAATATAGCGTGTACTCCTAATTCTATTACATTGGAGATCATGAAAGATTTATTTTTATTAAAAGAAACAGATGTATTTTATAATTATCCAGATCATCAATCACTGGACAACGTATTAGATTCTGTTTATGTAAATTACTATAGAGACTGGACACAGAAATATATTATAGATCGTGGTCCTGTTATGACTAAAGGGAATTTTGCATTAATGCAAAAGCATTTTAAAAAACCTTTTAAGTGCGTGGTATTGATTAGAGATTTAATGGACGTATTAGCGAGTTATATGAAATGGTATACAGAAAACTCTGATGCTTTTCCCAATAGATTTGGTTTAAAAAATGATGAAGAAAAATTATCAATGATAATGAATAAAGATGGGGCTGTTAGTAAAACATTAGAAGCTGTAAAGAATGCTTTTAATTATCCAGACATGTGTCATTTTATGAAGTACGATGATTTGGTACAAAACCCTGAAGAAGAAATAAACAAAGTTTATAATTTTTTTAATATACCTACTTTTAAACATAGATTTATTGATCTAGATCAAATTCACGTTAATGGAATGGGATATAACGATAGTATTGTTGGCAAAAATATGCATACTATACGAAGTGAAATTAAGAAAGAATACAACCCCTACATTGAAAGAATACCAAAAAGAATAAGAGAAAAATATGGACACATTAAATTTTAACTTTGTATTTTTAGGTCAATCAGTTTTAAAGTATGAAGTACCTTTAGATATATATAATACTATTAATCATATCTATGAAACAAGAAGGCATGAATTACCCCCATCTAATATACAATTAGTAGGTAAGATTCAAAACGAACATTCTTTATTCTTTAATGGACCACCTAACAATAAAATGCATCCACATAATTTTTTACCAGAAAATGTTAGACACTGGTTTAGTAAAGTAATGCACCACTATTTAGATTGGAATAAAATTAAAGACTATAAAACTCATTTAAATTCAATATGGATTAATGAAATGAAAGCTAATGAATATAATCCAGTGCACGTACATCAAGGATCAATTTTTACTGGTTTGTCTTCAGTTATGATTTTAAAACTGCCACAAGATACTGGTGTTGAATATTCAGCACCTGGTAAACCTATGAACGGACAATTGCAAATATTAGGAAATTCTTCAGGACAATTTTGTAATTCAGATTATGGACCCATAATGAAAGAAAGAAATTTTTATGTATTTCCATATGACATGAGACATTGCGTATATCCTTTTAATGGAAATGGTCTTAGAAGAACTTTAGCATGTAATTGTGATGTGGAATATGATCCAATTAAAAACAGGAGTGCAGGATGATAATAACAGAACCTAAATGGAAAAGCTGGATTGTTGAAACAACAACTTCTTTATTTACACCAGATCAATGCAGACAAATAATTGAATGTGGTCACAGACAAAAGCCCGAAAAAGCACAAGTTGGAATGGGTAAACCAGGTGGTGGAACAGATACAAGTAAAAGAGTAACGACTATTGGTTGGATTCCTTTTAAAGAAATGCCTGAAATGTATGATCAAGTAAATATATTTATTCAAAAATGTAATAGAAACCATTTTGGATTTGGTGATATACAAATAACAGAGCCAGCTCAATTTACAGAATATCCTGAAGGTGGTTTTTATGATTGGCATATGGATAGCGATGTAAACATGTCTCATGAACCTCCTGTTAGAAAAATATCAATGACAGTTTTATTATCCCCTGAAAATCAATTTGAAGGGGGAGACTTAGAAGTAATGGCTAAAGGTAAAAGAGCTAAGATGAAACAAGGACACGCTATATTATTTGCATCCTTTTTAAACCATAGAGTAGCACCTGTTACACGTGGTGTTAGGCAATCACTTGTTATGTGGTTTGGAGGAACACCTTTTAAATGATTAAAGAATATTTCTTTCCAACTATTATATACATAAAAGACTTACCTAATCCTGAAAAATTAAATCCATATTTAGAAAAACATATTGTTGAGTGGAGTAATCAAGATAAAGGCGTGCATAAAACGAATGTTAATGGTTGGCATTCTAAAACTGATATGAATCATAAAAAAGAATACGAACCTTTAATTCAAGAATTATTTCAAATGCAAAATGAAATCATTCAAGAAGAGCATTTAGATATTAAAGCTAGATTAGGTAATATGTGGGCTAATATTAACTATCAAGGTGGGTTTAACAATGGTCATATACACCCTAATTCATTATTTTCTGGTGTGTACTATGTAAAAGCACAACCTAATTCTGGGAGGCTTCAATTAATGGACCCAAGACCAGGAGCACAGCATATAATGCCTAATAGAAAACCTGGTAACCTACCTAGAGAATTGTGGAGAGAAACTTATTATGATCCAGTTCCTGGAAGACTTATAATGTTTCCCTCATGGTTATGGCATAGAGTAGAACCTAATCAAAGTAATGATATAAGAATATCAGTGTCTTTTAATTTTATATTATGATTTTTCAATATAAAAAATATCAAGTAGTTAAGAATGCTATATCTTATGAGTTAGCTAATTTTATATTTAACTATTTTTTACTTAAAAGAGACGCAGTAAAATTTTTATACCAAAATAATATAACTTATGATAATGGTTTACTAGGTACATGGACCGATAAGCAGGTTCCCAACACCTTTTCTATTTACGCTGATCATGCGATGGAGACTTTGATGATGAAAGTAAGACCTAAAATGCAGCAAGAAACAGGATTACAATTAATTCCAACATACTCTTATGCTAGAATATATAAAAAAGGAGACATTCTAAAGCGTCATAAAGATAGACCTAGCTGTGAGATATCATGCACCCTTAATTTAGGTGGTGATCCTTGGCCTATATTTATAGATGGCACAGGGGCTGACACAGTCATAGATGAATATAAAGGAATTATAAAACCCGATGCTCCAGAAGGCACTAAAGTCTTGCTTGAAGTGGGAGATATGTTAGTATATAGTGGCTGTGAATTAGAGCATTGGAGAGAACCTTTTGAAGGTAATACTTGCGGACAAGTATTTCTTCATTATAACCATGTAAATGGTCCTTTTGCTGAAAAGAACAGGTTCGACAAAAGGCCGATGTTAGGTATTCCCAAATTAGGGAATTAATAATATAATGGTTTTCTATGTTACAAAAATTAAGTTTCTTACCAGGTTTTAATAAACAAGTCACAGCAACGGGCGGCGAAGGCCAATGGGTTGGCGGTGATTATGTACGTTTCAGATATGGGTCAGCAGAAAAAATAGGTGGTTGGGCACAGTTAGGAGACAATACTCTTACAGGAAGAAACACAGCACTACATCATTTTGTAAATGCGTCAGGTATTAAATACGCAGCTCTTGGTACAAACAGATTTTTATATGTATACTCAGGAGGAGCATTTTATGACATTACTCCTATTAAAGCTACAACAACTTTAACTAATGCTTTTACAACAACACAAAGCGATGCAACTATTACGCTAACTTTTGCATCTGATCATAATATTTCTAAATACGATATTATTCGTTTAGATAACTTTACAGCAATTACTGATTCTGATTTTAGCTCCACTGATTTTGATGATAAAAATTTCATGGTTGCAACAGTTCCAACGTCAACAACTCTTACAATTGAAATGGGATCCAATGAATCTGGATCAGGAGCTAGTACTTCTGGTGGTATAAGAGTTCAACATTTTTATTCAATAGGTCCTGCAACTGAAGAATCAGCTGCTGGTTGGGGGTTAGGATTATGGGGCGGTACTGTCGCTGGAGAAATTACATCTACTTTAAATGGTGCATTAACTTCAGGTTCTTCTAGTATTGTTTTAGCAGATTCAGGTTCGATGCCTTCATCAGGAACAGTCTTAATAGACAGTGAGCGTATCGCCTATACAACAAATACTACAGGAACAGATACTCTATCGGGATTAACTAGAGGATCGGACAACACTACAGCTGCATCACACTCTGATGGAGCAACTGTTTATGACGCATCGGACTACACAAAATGGGGCGCTTCACAAACAGGTGACATTGTAACAGCTCCTGGTCTATGGACCTTGGACAATTATGGAAATAAACTTATTGCAACTATCGTTGATGGTGCAACTTTTGAATGGGATTCAGATGCTACAGGTGCAACATCTACAAGAGCAACTATTGTTGCTAATGCACCAACGGCAGCAATACAAACTTTAGTTTCAACACCTGATAGACACTTAGTATTTTTTGGAACAGAAACAACTATTGGTACAACATCAACTCAAGATGATATGTACATACGTTGGTCGGATCAGGAGAGCATCAATGCTTCAACTTCGTATGCACCTTCAGCAACCAATACCGCTGGTACACAGAGACTGGCCGATGGAACACGGATCGTGGGAGCTTTAAGAGGTCGTGATGCAATTTACATTTGGACGGATACATCTTTATTTATTATGAGATTCGTTGGTG